TTGTATTCATGTGAGGGCGTAAAGAACTCTGACAACCTCTCATCAAACAACGATCTGATTGATATTCTTTATCTTCGAGAGGGTGGCATGGGTTTGTATCCTCCTGACCGTACAGGGAAGGGCAAGCCTTCTGTAGCAGCACCTACTCTAAAACTTCTACTAGAACATATCGAAGAGGAGCTTCAAACCCGTGAGTAAATGGAAGCACAGAGATGAGGGTAAGCGCATCAGTAAGTCTGTTATCGCAGACAAGTCTACTGATGAGTTGCGTAATGCTAGAAAATTCCTAAAAGGATTGCTAGACCTACGCAAGTCCGAGAAGCTGACCAAGACTTACATCGAGGGAACCAAGAAAGCTATTGAGTACAATGGCAAGAATAAGGTTTACTGCGATTTCCGATTTGATGGAACGGCCACGGGTCGATTGTCTTGTGCTGCTTACAACGCAGAGAAAGCTATGGGTGTGTCCTTCCACACGCTACCCAGAGAGACAGAAAATAATATCCGTTCCTTGTTCGCTGCTCCTAAGGGGTGGTCATTTATCGCTGCGGACTATGCGGCGATGGAACTTCGCGTCCTGTCACATATTGCTAAAGAAGGTAACATGCAGCTTGCCTTCAATCAGGGCGCGGACCTTCACACTTACACAGCCAAACTACTGTTCAATAAAGAAGAGATCAGCAAAGAGGAACGGCAGATTGCTAAGGCTGTATCCTTCCTTATCGTTTATGGTGGGGGTGCGTTCAATCTCAGCGAGACTATGAACATCCCCATGAAGCGAGCTGAGAGGATTATCAAAGACTATGAGAACGTGTACCCAGGGATCTTTGCGTACATGCATCATGTCAATAACTTTATCAAGGAGAACGGATATGCTTACACGATCTTTGGTCGCAAGCGTAACCTGCCTGATGTATACAGTGCTGATAAATCAGTAGTTAATCGAGCACTACGACAGGGGCTGAACTTTACTATTCAAAGCTCCGCATCGGACATCCTTCTTACATCTCTACTTGGGGCATCACGCAGATTCAAAGAGGCTGGACTAGAAGCTACACCAGTTGCCACTGTACACGACTCGATTGAAATTGTTTGTCCTAAAGAAGAGGTGAAAGATACAGTGTCGATCCTCTATGATGAGATGGTTAACTATCCTACTATCAAAGAGGTATTCAACATCCATTTTGATGTTCCTCTCGCTATTGATATTGAAGTCGGAACATCGTTTGGAGACGTAAAAGAATATGCCCTTTAATACAGTGTACAGAAGTAACTACGATTTCAATTTCAGGGAGTATCTAACCCCTGAGTGGGATAAACATTGGTCTAAGCTACACTCACTTCGCGGAGGGGCAAGGGCTAAAACCATGACTAAAAGTAGGCAAGGAAAGTCCCTGCCCTACAACATGTCAAAAAACTATCTCAAGTATTTGTACTTGAAGCAAGAGGGGAGATGCGCTGTTAGTGGTACCCCTCTACGTTTGGAATATTTATTTGAACCCTATCATCCTCTAGCCCCAAGTAAAGACCGCTTAGATAATGATCCTGAGATTGGTTATGTGGCAGGCAATATCCAATTAGTGGTCAGACTTATAAATCTAGCTAAAGTTCAAACATCTAATGAAGAGTTTAACGCTTGTTTTTACGAAGTAGTAAAAAACGCACATGAATATAGAACTTCTAAGCCATACTGAGAACGGAGATCTTCTAGTTGTAAACGCAGCTAGATGCTCCTTTGATAAAGAGCATAGTGAATTTAATGAAAAGAAAGATACGAAACTTATTAACTACTTGGCAAGAGAGCGGCATATTCTCCCGTTTCGTCATCCTGTGGCTACTCTACGGATTACTTGCCCTATCTTTGTATTACGCCAGCTTGGTAAGCATCAAGTGGGGTTCTCTTGGAGTGAGGTGAGCCGTAGGTATATTACTGGTGAGCCTGAGTTTTGGGTTCCTAAAGAAGTTCGTAAGAAAGCAGACAACGTAAAACAAGGTTCCTCCGAAGAAACTTTGGATGAAGTATGGGCTGAAACTTTTGACACCCAGAATAAATCCTGTCTTTACTACTATAACCTTCTGCTAGATGCTGGGGTTGCACCAGAACAAGCTCGCGCTGTCCTCCCGCAGTCCATGTATACAACCTGTGTGGTCACAGGAACGCTTTTAGGGTGGCACCACCTATGGAAGCTCAGGACAGAGGAGCACACGCAGAAAGAGACGCAGGAGTACGCTCAGGAGATCGGCAAGATCATGGGCAATCTATTTCCTAAAAGCTGGGAGGCACTATGTCAGCACTCGTAATTGGTGATCTTCACTTTGAGGACAAGCCTCAAGGTATGATGCAAGCTCAGTCTGATGCTATTACTAAAATTTGTCGTTTGAATAAAGACAAGTGTAGTAAAGTGGTGTTCTTGGGAGACCTGATGATGCACAGGAGCCCCAGGCCAACAGTGCTACTAGCTCTACAAAATATGTTCAAGGCCATCACGGCTTTAGGTTATGAGTGTTATGTCCTTAGGGGTAATCACGATAGCGTAACTAAGGCTGATGATGGTGTGACTGCGCTAACACTTTTCTCTAACGAGACTGTACATGTGATTACCAAATACTGGGAGGACCACGACAATGAGTGGGTCTTCATTCCTCACTACGAAGATGAATCAAAAATTAAAGAGTTCCTTTCTAATGCCCCTAGTGGCTATACTGTTTTCGGTCACTTTGGTTATTACGGCGTACTTAACTCTGCTGGAGATGCTGATTTTAATCTGTCTATATCCGATTTTAAGAATCCAACGATACTTGGACACATTCACAAAGAGGGTAGAAACGGAAGTGTATCCGTTCTTGGCACCCCCTACACCACAGGATTTGGAGAGGCAGGAAAAGATTGTTACTATGGAATTTTGAACCAAGGTAATCTAGAAAAAGTATCCTGTGAATATGGGCCAAGACATATCGTGATCGACTATGACAACGTGGAGGAAAACCTACCCTGGCTCAACGGTGGTGACTATAATTTAGTACGCATAAATGTAGGAACCTTGGACGAGGGTATGAGGTCCATAGCGGAGACTGTTGATAATATCAAAGCTCCCTTCGTTGAGGTAAAATACAAACCACTTCTAGACGAAAAAGAAGTATTCACGCCAGATGATAGAATTGTCTCATCTGTTATGAGTAATGAGCTTATCGAACATTATATCAATTCCAGCAACACCAAGATTAGTAAAGAGGATTTGTTGGAAGGATTGAAAATGATCCATGAAAATCAACAAAATAGAAATCTGTAACTTTTATTCAATCAAAAATGTAAAACTATCTTTTGATAAGTACAAAGGCATAGTCCTTATTGAAGGACAGAATAAAGATACAGGTGGATCAAATGGCTCTGGAAAGAGTGCTTTGATAGAAGCTGTTGTTTGGGGGCTCTTCGGTCGGACAATTCGTAAGTCCACCGAAGAAGCCCTCGTCAACAATCAGGCCAAGAAAGCTTGTAAGGTTAGGATTACGATCAACGATGATTATGTAATCGAGCGTGGTAAGAAGCCTGTCTTCTTGAAGTTCTTCCACAAGGATAAGGAGCTTACCCATGACAATGCAACTAATACTCAAAGCTTGATTGAAGAGACTTTGAATACCAACTACAAGGTGTTCCTAGCAAGTACGGTATTCGGCCAGCAAAACAATATTGAGTTCATTAATGCTACGCCAGAAGACAAGCGTACCATTATAAAAAACTTCTTGAATCTCGATGAGCTATTTGCTCTTAGGGATGGAGTTAAGTATCTAAAATCACAGATCTCTAATGGTATCAAAAAATGTGATACCTTGGTTAGCGAGCATGACAGGACATTGTTAAAGTTTGATAAAGAACTTAAGCATCTGTCAAAGCTGAAGACTGAGATAGAAGACAAGAATACAGTTAAGGCGTTGGAAACTTCACTAACTTCTATTTTAGAGATGGAGGCCAATAATAGTGAAAAACAATATGAAATTGCTAGACTAAATAGGGACATAGACGAACTAAATAAAAGACAAACTGAAATAAAAAGAAGTCTGGAGAACCCTAATAATGAAGTTGTACAATGCAAGTCTTGTGGACAGCCTATATCGAAAGCCGTCCACCCTAAACACCTCATGGTTGAGTATTCCAACCTGGACTCAGAAGCGAAAGAGAAGCAAGAGACGGTACAAAAACTCTTGTCGGAGATTGTTGAACCCCCAATCTCCTCCTTCGATTACTATAAAGTTCACGAATACCAAACCCTTAAAAAAGAGGCGCAGACTTACGAAAGTCTGAGATCTGATACTCTAAAAGATTTGCAAAAGGTTCATGATGAGAAAGCCGACCTATTGAGTCGGTATGATATCATGAAGTTTTGGGAGAAGGCTTTTTCTGAATCAGGTATAGTAAAGTATATTATCAAGAATGTGCTGGACTACTTCAATGCTAAGGTGAACTTCTATTTGTCTCACTTATCTCAAGGTAAATTTTTCATTAACTTTGATGAGGAGTTGAAGGAGACTATTACTCACAACGAGAGATCCATTGCTTTTATATCCCTTTCAGGGGGAGAAAAGAAGAAGATAAGCCTCTCTGTGATGCTTGGCCTTCAGGAACTTTTGAAGATCTCCCATGAGCAGAAGACCAACCTTATGTTTTTTGATGAGGTTGCAGAAAATCTCGACCAAGAAGGTCTCGAAGGTCTCTACATACTACTGTCTGAATTAAAGAAAGACAAGAGTTTGTTTGTAATTACCCATAATAACTATCTAAAATCTTTAATGGACAATAGTAAGACCCTTACTATGATAAAGGCCAACGGCACATCTACAATAAAAGGAAAATAATCATGGCAAATGTAAATCTAGAAGGAATAGGACAAGAGATCTTTGAAACTCGCTACGCTTACCCAGGCGAAACTAAATGGGCAGAAAGAGCTAAGGTTGTTGCACGCACAATGGCTTCGGCTGAGAGTGATGAAGATAAAGAGAAGGTTGAGAAACTATTTTACGAGGCCATTGGTTCTGGAGATCTGATCCCTGGTGGTCGGATTATTTTCGGTAGTGGTAGAAACGCAGGGAAGCATAACCTACTAAACTGTTACGTCATTATCCCAGAAGATAATGTAGATTCAATCGGTAAGACTGTAGCAGACATGTACCGCATCTCCTGTGCTGGTGGTGGTGTGGGCTTCAACGTCTCTAAGATTCGCCCCAAGGGTGATCACATTGGCAGCGTTAAGAACTCAGCGCCAGGTTCTGTTGCTGTCCTACAAATGATTAACGAGGTAGGAGAGCATGTTCGAGCAGGAAAGAATCGTCGTACTGCTCTCATGGGTATCCTTAATGTTACTCACCCAGATCTTCTTGAGTTCTTGCATGTCAAGCTCGATCAAGGACAACTAAACAACTTCAATATTTCTGTTGCGATCACTAACAGATTCCTTGAAGCTGTAGAACTCAATGAGCCTTGGTACTTTACTTTTAATAACAAGGAATACCACTCATTCGATGTGTCTCGAAATGGTGAAGATATCATCAGCGTAATCGGCACAAGCGAAGAGGACGCTCTGGTCCGCGCAGAAAACTTCTACAAGGTAAAGTGGACTGACACCTTTGAAATGGTGGGTATGCGTGACATCAAAGCCCGTGAGCTTTGGGATATGATTTGGAAGAACTCAGTTGAGTCTGGTGATCCAGGCATCTACAACATTGATCTTGCCAATCAATACACCAATGTTTCCTACTTTGAAAGCCTGGATAGCACCAACCCTTGTGGTGAGATTTCCCTTCCCTCCTATGGTAACTGCTGCTTAGGCAACATCAACCTCAGCAACATGGTTCTTGAGGATGGTTCTGACCTTGATTGGAAGCGCCTAGCTCGCACGGTGAGAACTGGCATTCGTTTCCTGGATAATGTTCTAACTGTAAACACCTTCCCAACGGAAGAGTGTAAGAAAGTTGGAGAGCGTTCTCGACGCATTGGTCTTGGTGTTACGGGTCTACATTACATGCTTATCAAGCTGGGTATCCGTTATGGTAGTGAGAAGTGCTTGGAATTCCTTGAGCGGCTTTTCGGAACCATTCGTGATGAAGCCTACAAGATGTCTATATACCTCGCAAGAGACAAGCAGCCCTTCCCTGAGTTTGATTACAAGAAGTACCTAGACGAAGAATTTGCTAAGACTCTACCCGCTAGAATCCGAATGCTAATCAAGCGTCACGGTATTAGAAACGCAGTGATGCTTACTATTCCTCCTTGTGGTACTATCTCTATGCTTCACGGTGTATCCAGTGGCATCGAGCCTATCTTCTCAGCGATGTATAACCGTCGATGGAGAAGCGCCAACACTTGGAAAGAACAACTAGTGGTTGATCCTTTGTTTCAAAAATACTATGATGAAGGAAAATCACTAGAGCACTTTGTTGGATCTTACGACATCGCTCCTGAGGATCACATCAAAGTTCAGGCTACAGTTCAAAAGTTTATTGATTCCTGCATCAGCAAGACAATCAATCTACCAGCAACTTCAACACCAGAAGAATTTTCCCAAGCAGCTTTGGACTACGCACCTTACCTAAAAGGTTTGACAGTCTATCGGGCTGGTGCAAAGGGTAATGAACCGCTACAAGCAATACCACTAACGGAGGAAAACATTGAAAAACACATGGGAAGAAGAGAACCAGCAGCAGTCGGAGTCCAGTCAGCAGAAGCCTGCTCCCTCGAAGGAGGAGAGTGTGGAGCCTAAAGCTTTTGAAAAGCTTCCTGATGAGAACAACCCTTATTGGGAAGACTGAAAAGACCGATGCCTACATTTGAATGGATATGTCAGGATTGCGATATCTACTGGGACAGGGAGTGCCCAGTAGGTAAAGCTCCTAAGAGAACTAAGTGCCCTAAGTGTGGGAAACTATGTGATCGCTATTGGCAGAATCAGAATGTTTCTGTTAAGTTTGGGGATGACAAGGATTTCCACACTGTACGGGCTCGATATAAAAAACATGCCGAAAAAGGTTTTGATAAAACAGCGGGCGATAGGTGGTTAAATAACCAGATTAAGCACACCAAAGATGCCATGAACGACGAGTCTTTCAGGTATAAATCTGCTAATATTGATTGGGATAAATTTGCCAAAAGCAGAGGTTTGAAGAAGGTTGGTGATGTTGAGGCTCACAAAAAGGTAGAAAGAGCTAAAAAACTAACCGCCGAAGCTTATGATAGAGCAAACCAGATGGGCTATAAGGATATTGGATCGGATAAGCTAGACATCAAAAAACCCAACAAACAATCATAATAATGGCATACGATTTTTCTGATAACATTCAGCGTGGTATTCTGTACCTACTGAAGTCCGACAAGGACTTCTACCTACAAATCATCAATCTGGTCAAACCAGAATACTTCGAGTACCCCAGCCACGCAAAGATTTTTGAGCGTGTTCGAGGCTACTACGATAAGTATGGTAAGCTCCCTACTGATGATTTTATTGTTCAGGATATCAAGCCCGAGCTAGGTCCTAGGGAGAATGCTTCTGACTATGAGGACGAGCTATCTTACATTAACAATGTAGATGCCTCCACAGTTGGTAACACAGAATACATGCTGGATCTTGTAGAGAACTTTGCTAAGAAGGAGGCCATGAAGGCTGCCATCGCTGACAGCATCTCTCTAATCAAGGAAAATCGTATGGATGAGGTTGAGGCTCTTGTAAAGAAAGCCTTGCTCATCAACCGAGACGTAGACACGGGCCAGGATTACTTCACTGATATCACTGGTCGTTGGGAACGCATCTTCAATAAAAAGCAGGAGAACAAGTACAAGACCTTCCTCCCAAGCATCAATAAATCCCTAGAGGGTGGTTTGGGTTCCAAGG